GCCTTATGAGCACTCCCGGACCCACATTTTAACATGGTAGGACATGTCAAAATCTATCGTAGTTATTGATCTGCCACAGGTAGCAATTTCTGCGCGGCCCCGCCGTAACGAGAGCTATATGCGAGGTTAGCCTATCGCACCCCTTTAAAACATTTATAAAATATTTCTTTCAGACTGTTACGACAGTATTAGGTAAATATTTCAGCGCACGAGAAATCGCTGAAACTTACTATAGGTTTCTCATTGTTATGAACTTTGCCTGTCCCTCTGATAAATGAACAATAACTTTTGTAGATGGATATAATATCGAATACTTATAGAGCACAAGCTTGACCCCATAAACGTTGGGACGATCTCCTTGCTAACTATAATTATATCATTTATTATATGACGGTGAAACTCCGATGTCCCAGTAACTTGATACTGGAGGGTAGTACTACGCTATCTTAGGTCGCAAGATCAAATGTAGAGCGCACTCTGAATTTGGGGAATTTTATTCTGAGTGTATAATCAACATATTCCCACATCTACGTGTAACTATGGAAAAAGTTACTCAAAGATCCCCTGCCAACAAGGGTGAAGTTGGAACCCCTGTCAACGAGGTTAATGTTGAAACCATCGAACGTGATCTCCAAAGGATCGACATGCAGCTACAGCAAAGGGTAGCTCGGGACGCTTTTCACAAGCGGCAAGTGACTCGCAATCTGGCGGCTATCCATGATAAGATCTATGCGCTTGAAAAGCAAATGGAAATCAGGAAAGTCGTTGGACAGTTTGGATTTGATGTGAATATGAAGCATGGTTTCTCCGCCCATTTGGAGAAACAAATTGAAACTATTTCTTCGGCTCTGTGTGTGCTCGCACCACAGATTTCGTGGAAATGTGTTCTGATTTCTGGAATGTGTACTATTCGAATGATTTGGAAACACAACAATCTTGAGACAGTTGTTTTGGCAATTACTCAATTCCTTGCTACATTGGCACTTCCATCAGAGGTTGTGAGTTATCTCTATGAATTCTGTATGGATGCTTATGTTAAAGGAAAAGAACTCTTGTCAACACGACGTGTCGTTGGTCAGATGCAAGACTTGTCAGAAATTATTCCCCTTGCAGGGAGTACTTTGGCTGTCTTTTTGACGACTCTAATTCTACGAGTTGTTCCCGGTGGAGATAAACCCACAGAGCTGATAAACCGATTTGCGAAAATTGGCGGTGTGATCAGATCTGTTGGGGACGTATCAACCATTGGACGACAATTTTTGGAAACTGTCATAGATTGTATTCGTGTCAAGTTGTTCGGATGTGATTCTCGTCAAATCGATGAATGGGCACAAGTCAATGAATGGTATGACCAAGTCATGGAGATTGTTCCGGGATTCGAGGAGAAGCTGAGAGCAGATCCTTCAACGAAGTTGAAGGTTGACACTCTATTTGAAAGAGGTTTGAACATTACGAAGATGTTGGACTCTGCAAAAACACCGCAGGTCAAACGTGATCATGTGAACAAGGTGATGATGCTACTTTATTCATTCAGAGATAAAGCAGCTGGTGTGTCCGCAGGACAGATTGCACTTCGTGTGCCTCCGGCTATTTATCACATTTTTGGTGATTCGGGTGCTGGAAAATCATCGATTCTTGCGTGTCTCACAGCAGACATTCAAGCAGCACTGGGTGTAGAAGATCCCAAGGATGTAAATCTTCTCACTTATTATCGTCAACCTGGACGAGATTTTTGGGATGGTTATCGAAATGCAGTAAACGTGGTTGTTTGCGATGATTTCGGAGCGATCGTTGATTCAGAGACCCGACCGAATGAAGAATTTCTAGAAGCGATTCGAATGTCAAATACTGCGGAATACATGTTGAACATGGCATCCCTTCAGGATAAAGGTCAAACGCACTTCAATGCTAAGGCGGTGATTTGGACTAGTAATAGACCGAATTTCACTTGCCGATCATTGACCAATTTTGAAGCTGTGATGCGGCGTGTGAAGTATAAATTCCGTCAATATCCCAAGTCTTTGTACGCAACCATCGATGTACAGAACAATAAGCAAGTCGAAATCTTGGATCATGCTAAGATTAAACTTGTGAAAGGGAAATTGACACTTGAGACGATTCTAGACTGTATTCAGTTCGATCAAATCGACAAGGTCTCAGGAGTTGTGATAAAGAAAGGAATGTCGTACCGAGAGTTCTCAGATATGATTGTTGAATCTACATTGTCCAACAAGGACTACCACACAGAATTCAATGATCTTATCAATGGTTATACCGCAACACGTATCGCCGAGGCTAAAGCTAAGAGAGCACAAGGTCAGGGATTCTTTGATCGAGTGGAAAAGAATGGACAACATAAAGTCCTTAGTAAGATAGACGTGAGTAAAGCGCAATTCGTTGACTTGGGTGATCTGCATATTAGCAATGAAGATGATAGTTTCTATCATTCGACTTGTGTTCATACAGAATCACCTGATTTTGATTCTGCGTATGCCGATGCAATCTATAACGCTTTTCTTCAAGGTGTTACTGATGATCAAAAAATACGCATTTTCAATGCAGTCTTCGACAAGAAATTCTGCGGAAGGTTTACCTTCTGCAACTGTACAGCAAATCCTTATGAGAATCGGATTGAAACTCAGATCAATCGATCTTTCGTTGGTAAGATGTTGTTTGAAGTTAAAGAGACAATTGTTTCTTGGGCGAATTTCAACACCTTTGTAGCACTTGCTACAGCTGCAGGAATTGGTATCATGTACTATCTCTCTAAGAAGATTTGGAATTACTTTGTGACTCCTCGTAGAGGTGCTATCACACGGAAATCGAGTGAGGCCTATGAAACAGATAAAACTC